GTATGCTCCACCTGACAGGTAAAGGTTTTTGAAGCGTCCTGTTGAATAACCTAAGCTAACAGCGTCATCTCTAACTGCGCCAGAGGAGTCACCGGGATTAACAGTAGAGTTACCAATCCAAACGGAAGTGTTTAAGTCGGTGCGTCCCATGTAAATAGAAGAACTATTTTTAACACCGCCGGACAGGTAGAGGTCTTTGAAGCGGTTACCAGTATTGCCTAAATCAGTTGTCCCATTAGACAAACTTCCAGACAGCATTGGATTAATAGATGTGCCACCAAAATCAAGACCAGTTTCGTTTGTTCCTGTGGAAGTTATATACAGTACAGTTCCTGCACGACTACCAATACTGCCGACTGCTGAGTTGTCCTTGCGGAACTGCAAAATAGAACCGTCGCTTGTTTCACGGTTTAAAACAGCTACGTTGTCGCCGTCTCTGGTAGAAACTAAAAGGCCATCTGAATTTATTTCATGTCCTGCGACACTAAAAGCCGAACCAGTCTTCCCAACCAACAAGTTGCCGCTGGAGTCGACGCGTGCGCGTTCTGAAGCATCTACCCACAAACTTAATTTAGAAGACCCTGTATCTTGTCCTTGGTCTGCCATTAAATATAAATCACCATTAGATGACTGTATTTCAGCGTAAGCGTTTCCTGTGCTGTCAGAGTCCTCTAAACGGATAACAGGATACCCCGCCGCAATGTGCAATTCTTCGGCAGGAGAAGTCGTACCGATACCTACCCGACCGCTAGCATCAATACGCATGGCTTCGCTAGTACCAGACACAAATTTTAAAGGTGCCGCTCCTGTACTAGAATCTCTACTGTATATGGTGTTAACGCCACTTTCAGCACCAATTAATAAAACACCAGCCGTAGCGCCTGTTCTTTCTAGTTTTAAATATGTAGAAATAGAATCAACTACATGAAGGCGAGTGTTTGTAGCCGGAGTAGTACCAATACCAACGTTGCCGATGGAGTCTATGCGCATGCGTTCAGCTGACACTGTCTGGTCAAACGCCGCAGTACCCAAGACAATCTCCTGACCTTCTATTTGAATAGGTCTAAGATTGTTGGCGGTATTCTCTATACTACGTAGTGAAGTACGGCTATCGCCTTCTGTGTCAAAATCTACCACTAAATTACGAGCGGAACTAAGCTGAACATGAAGCGGGCCTTGTGGCGAAGTAGCACCAATACCGACGTTGCCGCTTGAGTCGATTCGCATGGCTTCTGATGATACTGTCTGGTCAAACGCCGCAGTACCCAAGATAATTTCCGAACCTTCTACTTGGATAGGTCTAAGGTTGTTCGCTACATCCTCTATACTACGTAGCGACACACGACTATCACCTTCTGTGTCAAAGCCTACCACTAAATTACGAGAGGAATTAAGAGAGACCTGAAGAGGGCCTTGTGGCGAAGTCGTGCCGATACCGACGTTGCCGCTGGAGTCGATGCGCATACGCTCAGAGCCGCCAGTAAATATACGAGCAGTGTTTGCTATGCTATAGGATAGTTTATTTGTAGACGTACCAAACGTATCACCTATGACACCGCCTGAGAGATAGAGGTCTTTCCATCGAGACGTAGAAGAGCCTAAGTCCATCTGGTTATCAGCAGTGGTGTCGTCAACGTCACGAGGGATAATCAAAGTGTCTTCGATCTTGAGTCCGCGTGTGTCATTACCGTAGATGATGTTTGTAGATGCCGCTGAGATAGTACCGACTGCTGAGTTGTCCTTGCGGAACTCTGCAATGGTGCCGTCAGAGGTCTTGCGGTTAAGAACTAAAGACTGCGAACCGTCAGTAGTAGCTACAGCCAAACCATCATCTTTGGCTTCAAAACCTACGGTGTTAGTAGAGTCTTGAGAGGTTTTCCCAACCAACAAGTGTCCGCCGGAGGTGATGCGCATGGCTTCTGTGCCAGCGTTAGAGCTAAACGTAAGTGTGTCGCCACGTAGACCGCCTGACAGGTAGAGGTCTTTGAATCGTGAGTCGGACTTGCCTAAGTCAACAGTATTGTCTCGCAAAGCACCTGCATTGTTAGTTGGTCTTATTAAGTTATTTACGTCATCAAAGTAAAGACCTGTGTTGCCAGAAGAAAAATACAACTCACTACTAGCAACACCAATACTACCGACTGTGGCGCCGTTGCGGAAGTTTATAATTTCGCCATCAGACGATAAACGATTGAATAAACCAGAGCGTTGACCTGATGTAACGAAAGACCCTTCACCAGTGTTTCTAAGCACAACACCTGCCGTACTATTATCATTTGATGTTTTTGAAACCAACAAGTTGCCGTTTGTATCTAGCCTCATGACTTGACTGTCAGCCATGCCAAAAATTGTAGCTGTCTGACTGTTAAGCCTTAGGTTTCCATTTGTCGCAGTAATGTCAGCAGAAGCGCCGAAGCCTGTATCTGTTAAAGTTATTCTTGGGTCATTAGAAGTGCTTAGATGCAAAACAGATGACGGACTGCCAGTACCAATACCCAAAAACTCCGCAGACGCATCCCAGAACAACTTCGCAGTTGTCCCCGTGTACTCGTAAAAGCTGATGTCGCCATTAGCTTCAACACGTAGCCTATCTTTGGTGTTAGTCTGTAAAGTAATCTCACCAGCAGATGCAGAAGCGTTGATGTCAAAGCCAGCGCCTCCTAAAGTGGTGTCATAAGACTGCACTGTAAGCGTTCTACCTGCCGCGCTTCCGCTTAAGCTAAGAATGTCAGTAGCGTTAGCGCCAGCTTGAGAAGTCAAACCATCAGCCACCAAAGTACCCGTTACGTCGACGCCTGTGGAGGTGGTGGCTAGTTTTGCGCTTGTGTTGTGATATAGAGTTGTTTCTGAATCCATATCAATTTGCAGAACAACATTGTCGCTTCCATCTAGGAAATTAAAATTATTGCCGTTTGATTTGAAATTTAGGTTTCCAGAGCCAGCGTCTTCAATGTAGCTTTGCGAACTTGCATGATAAATTTGTAGGTCAGAGCTATCACCAAAGATGGCCTTGTCGTTGTCACCGAAGGACACGTCAGCCGTAGTCGTAAGACCTGCAAAGGTTGGACTGTCAGTAGTAGCAACGCCTTGGTCTAAAGACTTAACAGCAGTAAGGTTAGTAACCTCAGAGTCCATCAAAGCACCAGCGGCTGTGACGTTAGTAGTGTCAGTTACGTCTGCATTGGTTTCAACTGTGTCTAGCTTTGTACCATCTGTAGCTACGTCTCGACCGTCTACAGTACCGCCTACAGTAATGTTACCTGTGGCAGAAACAGTAGTAAATGATCCAGCTGCTGCAGTAGAACCACCAATAACAGTACCATCAATAGTACCGCCATCAATGTCAGGCGTGTTTACGTCAGGAGACGTTAATGTTTTGTTTGTAAGCGTTTGTGTGCCAGCTAGAGTTGTTACAGTGCTATCAATAGCAAAGGTAACAGCATTACCTGAGCCAGACGTATCAATACCAGTACCGCCTGTAAGTGTTAGCGCCTCAGAGTCTAAATCAATGCTTAACGCACCGCCTGAGTCAGCTTGAAAATCTAGGTCTTGTGCAGTGACCTGTGAGTCAACGTAAGCTTTTACGGACTGTTGAGTTACAAGTGCTGTAGCACTATCTGAAGATAAATCATCTTCATCAAGAATAGTTGTGACTGTTGAGCCAGAGGTTAATGTAAGACTATCAACATTGGCAGTCCCATCAATATAAAGGTCTTTAAACTGAAGGGAGGAAGTACCCAGATCAATATCATTAGTAGTAACAGGAACAACAGCACCATCTTGAATACGAATCTGCTCGACTGCTGCACTAGAAACCTCTACATAAAAACCCCAACGATTGTTAGTGCTATCTACTTCAATCTTGTTAAGAAAATTTAGGTCTCCAATCTTAAAGATGTTACCACCTTGACCAGAAGAGCCGTCGTGACGGTGACCAGTAGAAGATGCTGAAGTGCTTGAATACGTAAAGGCATTAACTAACTGGTTATACTCATCATTAAACAATGAGGCCGTAATAGTATCGCCATCACTTAACGTACTTTGTCGAGTGTAATTCTGGGCCATGTTTATCTCCTACCTGATGGCATATAATCTATGTAAAGGCCATTAACTGCATATGGCGCTTTAGTATCTGTACTTGTAATTCTAAAACTTACTGTGTTTCCGCTGCCTTCTACAGGCTGTCGAACCATTGGGTCGTTACTAGCGCCAAAGGTTGCTGTACCAAAAATAGCATTACCAAAGATTGCAGGAAGTGGCACAGAGTCCAGAACATAATCTGGAGGCTGTGGAATATCTGTGTCTTCGTAGTCAAAACGCATACGAAGTGTTGGCTGAATCTCACCTTCTGGGCTAAGAGACAACCGTGTGTACTTAATTGTTTTACGTGTACCAATATCACCAAAGTCAAAGTTTGGTGTTTGATAAATAGCTTCTATGTTTGAAGAAACGCCAGCGGGATTAAAAGCATTACCTGCATCATGATTATAAATATATCCATCTTTATCACCATGAAAAGCTTTTTCAACTCCGTTGTTATCGAATCCTGTTGTAAGTCCCATAGCTTGAATGCCAAGCGTTTCAGCCCATTCAAAGCCATTAGCAGTAAACGTACCAATAATTCCTTTAGAAACATTTGAACCTAAAGCCTTATCCGTATAAAATAAACGATACTGAGACTTAGAGCGCAGTACACAGCTATCAATAGTAAACGTGTTGATTGAGTCTGCAATATCTCCGATAACACTTTGAATCTGTCGAGACACAGAGCTTAACTCAACGTCACCAATACGGGCTGTACCAGCAATAGTACGAATACCGTCAGGACTCAAGAACAAAAGGTCACCACCAATTTCTTGAATGCTATAGCCTGACAAGCATCCTACGTTTTCTGTAATAGGGTCGATACGTATATTGTTAGAATCATTAATGTTTATAAGCTTGTGAATGCTATTCTTAGCAAACACAATCAAATCAGTACGGAATCCACGAATACCTTGAATCTGATCTGATATGACTACTGAGCCAGCACCAGTACCTGTAAAGTTATCAGGGTCATTGTAAACACTGTAGTAAACTGTATTTAAATTATTTTCTACGCCTGCTGCAATAAGGTGATGGTCGTGGTTGGCTATGTACTTAACGCCATTAGTACCATCTACTGTAATTTCAAACGCAAAAAATGTACGAGTTGTTAGTGCGCCAGAGCCTTCCATACGGAACGAATAAAGCTTGTTAGCACCGTCTGCAATGATCAACTCGCCATAATCAAATGTTGCACCTTCAAAAAGTGCAAACGAGCATTGACCTTGCCCTGTACGTGTTAAGGCACTGCGACCTGTAAAAGTGGTATAGTTATCACCACCATTAGCCACACTACTTTTATTAATTTGTATCCACGTTGAGCCATCAATACTAAAATGTATATCAGTACCTGAGCAAACAACCACACCATCGCCATACACAAAAATCCCAAGAATGTCATTATCAGTATTGGGACGTGTATCACCATATTGCGTAAAGCCATTAATACGTCGATAGCCACCATCAGGATCTACCTCAAAGTTTCTAAGGCGTGTAGCAAGTCCGGGCTGTCGAAGCATTTCAAGCTGGTTGAGGTTGGTGTTTAAACCACCTCTACATGAAACGCCAAAGGGCTGAGACATTTATACAAACCTCACACGATCTGTTTTCATATAGTCAGGCGTAGAACTCATTAGATTTCCTTTCATGAGCTTTAGGCCACGCTTATAGTCTTCTAGTGCAAATGCTGCAGCTTGCGAGCTTTCTTTAAACTGATGAATATAGTATCTAGCTCTAGCAAGCAATACAGGCTTGTAAATATTTGGGAATACAATTTCATCCCCATGTGCGCTTAGTTCTGTTGGAAGATTGTACGCAAAGAAATAAACGCGATAAACTTTATCTGGAATTGAGCTTAGTCCGAACTTACGATTATCTGGACTAATAATAACTTTGCTAGGCTCACCATGGTTTTGCGTATCTGCATCGTCTTGGTTTTCTGATGTGCGTACAAAGTCTTTCCATTCTTCTGTAGTTGTAAACTTAAGATTTTTACTAACATAAGGCGCTGACTCACCGTCTACACCAATTGTTGTTAAATAAAAATTATCCCAATCAATATAGCCGTAGTCTGTTGTCAAGCTAGATGACGTAGGCTTTAACAAATACCAACGAGTGCCTGCTACAGTTTCTACATAAGTATTACCATAAAAAGGATCTGTAGAACCGCTTGTATCTACAGCAAGAAAAGGCCATTGAGGTTCTTCATTAACAATATCAAGGTATGCTCTGTTTACACAATCCTTAATATGTTGCTGAACACCAATAGCCCCAGCAAACGTCGAAGATGTGAGAGCTACTTCATTCAACTCTCGCAACAACTCGTTTGTAATTTCAAGATAAGTAGCAGCCATTATTTCTTATGAACCTTTTGAATTTCAAAGTTAGCTTCTTTCGAAGCACCTTTGTGGGGTTTGTAGCCATCTTTAGGATCTTTCATGAGCTTATGTTCTTTGCCCTTTTTCATCCAGTGATAGCCTTCAGGGGCTTTGACTTTCATTTTAGTTAGGCGTACAAGTGCGCATAGAACTTTTTACTGCGCTACCGCCTTTTCCGTATGCTCGACGTGCAGAGGCGTTGCCATCTTTTTTAACTTTACAACCCTTGTTGTATCCTGCCCTTTTATCTTTTTTCATCATTCTTTTTTCTCCCAAAAATACGATCATAGTTGTCGTCATATTTTTTCTTGTCTTCGTTTTTTAAGTACTGGCCTCTTAGTTTAACTTTTCCAGTACCCATTCGAATAGGGTTTGCTTCTGATCCAATTTGTGGCATAATAAAAACCTTAAAGAAAAGGGGGAGTATTTCATCCCCCATTCCGCTTTAGTCGATGCCGTAGAAGGCAGAGACAAGTGCTTCAGGACGAAGTACTTTAGCTCCGTAAACGTGAAGACCACGTACAATGTCGCCAAAGCTTGCAGTGTCACGGACTACTTCAGTGTTAATGATAGTCTGTGCAGTGCAAACTGCAGACATGTGACCAGCAATACACTTACCAGCTGCATTAGAAGTAGCTGCAATGTTGTTAGTCTTGTACATGTCAAAGCCACGCAACTTACCAGAAGATACGAGACCGTTACGGATTGAACCCTGACCAGCGTTAAAATCAACGCTCATAAGCTTAGAGCTAGACTGTACAAGCTGCTCGTAGAACTCTGGGTTAGCAAGGAACCAACGACCTTCTTCAGGAACATTTTGCTCGTCAAGAAGACGTGCCATGTGTGAAAGAACATCAATTGGATCATGCTCGCCAGAAGCGTAGCCGATGTCAAGGTTACCAGTACCGTCGAAGGTGCCAGCTGCAAGGTCAGTTGCGCTGTCCGAACCAAGGATGTGGTTAGGAGATGACGCAGGAACGCCTGCAAACATCTTAGCAATTACGCCCGTGTCAAATGCGTCACGAAGTGCGTAAGCAGCTGAAGACGAAGCAACTTCCTTAAAGTTGACGTGAGACATTGAAGTTTCGATGTCGTCAACGATGAACTTGAATGCGTTCGCCGTATCAACAACAAGAGTTACTTCGTTGTCAGTCAATGTAGTTGCAGTGATAGAACCACCACGCTCGTACTGATCAACAGAAATTACTGGCTCTTTGATGATCTTAACTGAATCACCGTAAGCTGAAATTTCACCAGCATAATCAGTATTTGTGATGGCTTCTGCAACAGATGCCTTGCGGAAGAAGTTAAGTACCTTCTTGGAATAGATTTCTGGCATGAAGTTATTGCCAGCGAAGTTGCTCCCGGACGACTGAGCAAAATATTGGTCCGATGTATTACTAGCCATTGTATTGACTCCTTAAAACAAAGTTATTTAATTACTCTGCCTTCTTGGGCCGCTTGATCAATTTCTTTTTCAAGTCGATCATAATCGTCCATAGATAAGGCAGCGATTTCCCGAGTTGTCCAAACTTTTGGCTGCTTAGTGTCTACAGTTGTAGTTTTAGTAGATACTAAACTTGCAGCGTCTTTTCTGGACACTTTTTGACTTGACTGAGTTTTAGGGCTTTTTACATTCATGCCCCTTTCCATTTTATAGATATCTATAGCACGACTAGCTAAACCAACATTGTCTGGGTTATTATAGATCCAACCTTGAATTTCTTCAGGTTGTTCTTTAGCCCAATCATGAAACTCTTCATCGCCACGAATATCTTCAAAGTCAGGATGACGGTCTCTCAACTTAGTTTCAGCTTCACGTCGTGCGATCATTGCTTCTCGCTCTTCGATTGCTTGCATCTTTTGTTGAAGTGCCTGTACTTCTTTTTGACTTCGTAGATGTGCAACAGACTCTACAGTTTCGTACAAATCAGGATAATCAGTTCTAAACTGCTCCAACTCTTCAGCTGATTTTGGCGGCTGGTAAGCTGGTTGAACAGACTGAGCTTGCGCTAACAGTTCTTGTTCTTTTTGTTTAAACTCTGAAATCCTTTCATCATAATGTCGTTTTAAATCGTCATACCTTTTTTTATAGTTAGTTCCTTTTTGTTTTTGAGGGGCCGTGTCTTGGGTAGCCTCATCAGAACTTCCTGATTCAAAAAATAGACTCTCTGCTGATCCATTAGATGCTTCTGGCTCCTCGTGCCAAGATTTTTTTGCATTGTATGGATTAGCTTCTGGTTCGTGTACTTCAGTCATGTCTTACTCCTTTTCGGGGCTTGTTTGTTTTCAAGGTGGCTAGAAGTAATTCTAGGGTCTTGAGATTACAAGGTGGCCTCAAGGTTATTGTTGTGATAAGGGGCTAAAAGTTCTAGGTAGCCTTATCGTCGCATTAAGCTAGGAATGCGATTAGAATCGAGCATCTGCTCTTCAATCTCATCATCACTCATAGCTTCATCTGGCAGTACAGCTTTCTCATCTTGTGTTGGGTCATTCATGATTCCACCAACTGCCTTGTTCTGTCGTTCAGATTGTTTTTCAGCGTCTTTCATCATTTTTTCTAGTTTTTCTACGCCGATAACATCTACTGCTTTTTTGGTAAATACAAATTCACCGTCTGAAAGTCGTGCAGGAATGTCGTCTGATGTGCCTGTGCCGGGACCATCAACTTCACCTGCACCTGTAAATTCTGCAGAAGACAAAACAATTTTGTCAAACAGTTCGCTAAGTCTATTATCAGCCTCTAGTGCTTTGTTGACATATTCTATTTCATCATCTGATAATGTTTCATCCATAACGTATGAAACGTAATCGTCTTCCATTTCTCCATCAGGCTTAATGCCTTCAGCGGGAATCAATAATCCCACCATTCCGCCATCTGCTTTCATTTCTCGTGGACCTAATTCTTGGACAAGATCTTTAAATCCTTTAAACATTTCATAGTCTTCTGGAGAAACATTAGAAATAAACTCACGAGTTTCTCTAGGATTAAGGCCTTTCGCATAAGTTTCAAGCTCTCCTAAACTATTAAACAGTTGTAGATTGTCTGCAACATCAGACGGCTCCATTCCGCGCACAAGCTCTAGCATGTCTTCTTGCACATCTCCCATATCTGGTGCAAGCTTAGAGCGATATGCTGGCGGCAGATCAGCCATCAATGCTTCTAAATCATCTGGGTCCATGTTGTCTAAAAACTCTGGATCTTGCATTAAAGCATCTTCGAGCATTTCTGCTGCTCTGTCTGCTTCTTCGTCTGCAAGAGACGATTTACGTGCTGCAGTTTTTGCAGGCGCTTCTTTAGATGCTTTTGCACCTGCAAAGCTTAAAACTTTTTTAGCTAAAATACCACCAGCGCTTTTTGCTTCGCGTTCTGGTGGTACCATTAAAGACTGATCATACATTGTCATCTTTGAATTCCTTTGCGGCTTTTACTTGGGCTGGAAGTGTCAGGAAATTATCCAGAAAATTCACTCTCCCCTGCTTGCGGTACATTTCCTGTTCCGATGTTGCCATCACCAGTCCCTGTAGCTCCAAGTTCTTGCGGTGGTTGAGGTACTCCTTCAGGGCTTCCCATAACTCCGGATTGTTCGTCAGTGGGGACAGCCTCGCTGCCAGTTGCTTGTCCAACATTATTTTGCATTCCTATTATTTGTGCAGCAATTGCAGCCTCTTCTGGGTCGTTGAGAATCTCATCAGGATCAAGATCCAGTGAGTAAGCTAACTCAGAAATAAGCTTAGACATTTTTACAAATGGAGCAATCGCTGGGTTTTGGGCTGTTTGCAAGAACATTGTTAATCGTTGACTTCGTACTTCTTTTTGCATTAGGCTGTTTGTACCCATAGCTTTAATTTCTAAATCGCCTTGGGTATCAATATCGCCTTCAAAAAACTGCATATTCCATTGGAAGTATGATTGTCCTAGCGGCTTAAGTAAAAAATCATCTAAGTTTTTTACAACCGTTTTAATATTAAGTGACGCTGCGCCAAGCAACATTGACATTCCTGATGCTGTTCGCGTCATGCTCTGCACACCTGTCTGTCCGTGTGAGTAGCTAGGAATGCCTGTTTGCTCGTCTGCAAGCTGTCGGAACTTATCAAACATCATCATGTTTTCTTGTGATGTGTTTGGAAACTTTAGTCCATGAATACTTTGGCCCGGAACACCTGCTTGTCGTCGGAAAATTTTGCCGGGATATACTTCCATGCTTTGACCACCAGCAAGCATAGACTCATCAACTTCAAAGACTAGAGAGCCACTAAGAGCTAGGTTGTCAATAGCCATACGTGCGTGACCGTTCATAACCTGCTGACTATCATTCATGTTTTCTGCAATACCGATACCAAAGAAGCTGTATGGGTTTCTCTCATACGGAAAAGCGTGATACGGTATACGCATAGGTGTAAATGGGTTGACTACTGCACGAAGCACAAGTCCATTACAAACCCAAGCATTAATTTGAATTTCAGCTAGGTCATCAACGTCGTCGCCAACGTCCATTCCTATTTCACGAGCGTATTCTGCATCCATTACGCCCCAATACTCTAGTACTTCATACTGACCACTACCATACTCATCTGAGCGTTGATCGTCTTTTAGCTCATGTTCGTAATCACGTTCAGTATAGTTTGGCCCTAAAGCCAACACTTCACGAATAGCGTCTTCATTAAAATAAGGTAGCTTGGTTAAACCTCGAACTTGAGACTTATTTAGTTTATGACGATGAAGAACATATTCACATTCATCTAGGCTAGTGGCGCTAGGGTCAGGGAAAAAATCCCAAATAGACACAAACTCAATGCGAGGTACTCTAACAAATAGCGGGTTATATTCACGTTCTCCTGTTTCTTCGCTGTTTTCCCAGCGGTGTAAAGTTTTATTATAATTAAACGGTCCTTTAATAATACCTGTACCAAATAAACACGACTCAAATATTGCATTGCGAAGTTCGCTTGAGCCGTTAGACTCATCAATCTGATCGTGAATTAACTTCTCCATATTACGTGCTGATTTTTTAGCTGGAGAAATTTCTAGTACTTGAGGATCTGGGCTAGGACCATCTTCAAAATTATCAATATTTTCTTCAATAGTTTCGTCTAAAAACTTGGAAGCTCTGTATGTAGCTCCCGGTTTTAAAACTTTACCGTCACCATCAAAGCCTACATCAAATGGGTTTTCGTCTGCACTTTGTGCGCCTGTAGGTGTAGCTGCACTTGTTTCAATTCCCGGCACTGATTGGTTTGCAAGGTGCATATACTCTGCAACGCCTTCGGGAATAACAGTAGGACTAACGCCAATGGGGAACTTCCCTGTTCCAAAAATAACATCAATCAGTTGTCCGTATGCTGCTAATACTTTAGTTTTTGTAATTTTAATAAAGACTCTAGACTTTTCGCTTTCACGAAAGGGAATGCCTTTTGGATAT